ACTGGTGGCGCAGAAGTTGGCGGTAATCTAAAAGTTAGTAAAAAAGCAACAATCACTGGTGGCGCAGAAGTTGGCGGAACATTAAATAGCAAAGATATTAATGCCGATGGAACGGTAAAAGCAGGCCGTTTCAGGATGAACAAAGAACTTATAAGTAGCTCAGGCGGAAATAACGTTGGAGTAAAAGCCCACGAGGATAGTAGTTCGGGAAGCTTTGCGTCAGCAGATTATTGGTATTTCTATAAAGTATCATCGTCATCCAAACGTTATAAAGATATAGGCGGCAATATTTCAGAAGCAGACATTGATAATTGGTACAAGATAGAGCCTGTCTGGGCGAAATACAAAGATGGTTATCTCATGGAAGGCGATGAGAATGAAGGAAAATATCTCCCTATGTTTATCGCTGAGGATGTTGAAAAATGCTTTCCAGAAGCAGTTACACATGAACGCGGTCAGGTAGAAGACTGGAACTATCGTATGATGATACCTGCGATGTTTGCAATGCTCAAACAGCAGAAATCCGAAATAGACGACCTAAAAGAGGATGTCAAAGAACTGAGAAAAATTATGAAAGAAATGAGAGGTGAATAATATGGCAGATGCATTAAATGTAAAGAAAATCAGCGCATTCACGGCGGACAGCGCGCCAAAAGATACAGATTGCTTCCTGACTGCGACGGGAAATGTTGCGAAGAAGACAACCGTAGCGCAAGTTAAGGACATGTTTGGTGTGATTACCGACGAGCGAATAACAGAAACAGCTGTAAGTAATGTTTCACTGGCGAATAACTCATCAGGAGTGGTGAACGGAACAACAATTACATTGGACGAGGGGTACTATGTTATCACAGCGCAGATTGATTTTCCAGCAAACGCAACAGGAAAAAGACAGGTTGCTATCAGAAATACCACGGGAAACTATGGGCGGTCTCCGTTGGTGGTTCCGGCGGTGAGTGCAGGTGGCATGAACCTGTCAACCGTCTGCATTGAGAAAGTAACCACCGAAAGCAAATTTGCCGTGTTCTCGTTCCAGAACAGCGGTGCGGCAATGACGCTAACAGGTGTAAAAATTAGAGCAATCAAAATAGCTAACTTATAGGAAAGGAGCATAAATTATGGGACTTTGGACAGATTACACGAAGAAAGACACACCAGAAGATAATGACACTTTAATGATTTACGACGCGGCAGGAAAGGCGAACAAGCAGACACTTTTCAGTGGTTTCTGGAAGTGGGTGGCGAAGAAACTGAAAGAAGCAACGCTATCGGATTTGCAGACCACAGACAAGACTTTGATAGGGGCGATTAATGAATTAAATAGTAAAACTCTTATAGACACGGAAAACAAGACAACTTTTGAGTTTGGCATATCGCTCAATAAAAATTCGTACACAACATTATTGATGTATGGAGCTACGTCCAAGACTAAGCCATTTGCGTACCTTGTGTTTATTGATGTTTTATCAAATTCAAGAGGAGTGGTATTTCATAAAATCATTGATAGTTCTATCATTTCATTTTCTGGAACATATAGCGATAGCACAAGCGTATTGGCTATAACAGCAGACAAAACTGTTTATGGCGGTCTACGAATTATTGCAATTAAATAGCTTACTATTTAACAACATAAATTCAATATAATTCTTCAGAAAGGAACCATAAAGAATGAAAAAAGAAAACATCACAGTACTCAGAAAAATTCTGTATGCCGTTGAGACCGGCGGTCAGGTGTACGGAAAACAGCGTTACAATGCTTTCACTGGTGCAGGTGCAAACACTCCGAACGAGAAAGCAATCACCATCGGAGCCGGTCAGTGGTACGCAGGTGAAGCCAAACGGCTCTTACAGAAAATCCAGAGAGCGAATCCGGCACTGTTCAAGAAGATGGACACTCAGGGACTTGAATCTGACCTTCTGAAAAAAAACTGGTCTACCTATGCGATTTCCCCGTCATCCGCAAAAGCAAAATGCATCATTTCCATCATCAGTTCCGATCTCGGCATCAAGTGTCAGGACGAGCTGATGGAAGAGCAGATTACAGAGTACACAGAAAGTATCACAAAGAAATACGGAACCATGCCGGATGATGCCATGATGGAGTGCATCAACATTATTCATCAGGGCGGTGCATCTGCATTACAGAGAATCCTGAGCAAGACCAAAAAGCCGTACACCTCAGAGGCTATCTACACAGCATTATGCACAGACCCAGCAGACCCAAAGCCGAATCAGGTCGGTGATTACACGACAAGACAGAAAAAAGTCATCGAAATGATTCGAACCTATGCAAAAAAGGAGACAACAACAGTGGCAAAAACAAAATTACAGGAGTTCACAGAACTTGGCGATTATTATGCGAACAATGGCGGTAGCAAGCCATATCTGGAAAAGAAGACCAATGCATACCTGAATGACTTTACAAAGAATGCCGGCTATAATAACTATACGAAATTTGCTCGTGATGTAAACAGCTGGGGGCAGCCGGGATGCCAGGCTCAGCCATGGTGTGCGGAATATCAGTTCTGGAAACTGGTTAAGGTTCTCGGCATCACAAAAGCATTACAAATCATGGGCGGTGGTTTCTACAACTGTGTGTCAATCACTAACTGGGCGAAGAAAAAAGGCACATGGCACAACGCACCGAAGAATGGCGCACTGATTATTTTCCGAAATGGTTCTCATGTTGGCTCTGTACGTAGTTTTGACAAGACTTACGTTTACACCAACGAGGGTAACACTTCCAGTGCATCAGGTGTTGTAGCAAACGGTGGAGCTTGCCGGAATAAACAGTACAAGCTTACCGATTCCGCTATTGACGGTTATGTATGGATTGACTGGGGTGAGGAGAAGGCAGCTACAACAACGTGGAAAGCAACCGGAACAGCTACATCTACGGTAGACGACCTGTACATCCGCGAGACACCGAACGGCTATGTTCTGGGGCAGATCAACAAGGGTAATCGCGTAGAAATCAACGGCGAAACATCCGGCATGTGGACGAAAGTCAAGGTTGCAGGCATCGGCATTGGCTGGGCGGCAACTAAATACTTACAGATTGACGGAGCCACAAGCAAACCGTCTGCAATCACCAACAAGCAGGACAAGACACAGCGTCTCTTCGTTGGAAAAGTATCTGCGGCATCCACAGTTGTACGCACGTGGGCTGGTGATAATTATCCGTCTATCAAGAAATGGCCTAAGCTTGTGAAAGGCAACCTTGTTGACGTAATGAATTTCACCCAGAAGGCAACAAGCGGTGCTTCATGGTACTATGTTCGCATTGCTGGTAAGTACTACGGATTTGTGGCTGCGAAAGATATCAAAAAGGCACAAAAATATCCCGGGGCAAGTCCCCGGGAGTTTCTTTTTTATTGCTTATAACATCTATGAGCCAGTTCATTGCAAAAGCTGTTATTAAATATTACTGACAACCTCTTGGAGCTGGCGAACTGGCTCATAGAGGATATCATTAATTAATTTTCTGAATTTTCGGGAAAATATCCAACTCAAAATTAATTTCATCACCTTTTCCATAAGTGTTTTTAATATTTTTTGAATAGATCACCTTTTCAATCAGACTCTTGAGCATTTTATTTCTGGATTCAATGTCAAGGCTCCAATAATTATTAAGTAGTTCCTCACAGCGTGGAATAAAAGCTGACTGTTGCTCTATAATAGCCTTGTCATGTTTGATTTCTTCTTTCAGTTTCTCGATAGCATCATTACATGTCTGAATAGAAGCTGCTATAGTATTAGAACGTTCAAGGAAAATCTCTGTGGTGTAGATTCCCTGTTCGAGCAGATCATATTGCTTCGCTTTCTGAGCATTCAAGCTTTCCAGTTCACTTTCTTTTTCACGTATAAGATTTTGCTTAGAGGTTATGCCGGAATCAATCGTTTTGGCTGGTATATTAATGTCATTGTTTAGCTTATATCCTTCTACAATCTCCTCGATACCATCAAGTACAGCTTTTTCAACCAGAGATAGCTTGCTGCTTACCGTAGGGCAGGAGGTATAAGGACATAAGAGTGTGTCTTCCTGCCCACGTTTCTGATAAGGACGACGCACCATAGCACGACCGCATTTGCTACAATAGACGATTCCAGCAAGGGGGTTACGAACTGTATTTTGTATGCCGATAGGTCTAGGTGGATTCTTCTTGCGTATCTCCTGAACGGAATTGTATAGATCATCTGATATTATAGCCGGATGTAACCCGTTACAAATAAGAACATCCTTAGATCGTGGACGCGTCTTGACTACTTGACCATTCTGTATAGTTTTTACTGTCTTTCGACCGTTCCACCGGATTTTACCATTATATACTGGATTTGTAAGGATTCCCTGAATACTGGCAGGAGTCCAGTCGCCGCCTAATGCGGACTTTATACCCATATCGTTTAATTTTCGTACAATTTTGGAAACCCCGATTTGTTCGCAGCCATCACCGGCATACCAAGTGTAGATCATTTTTACAATTTCAGCCTGAGCCGGAACCGGTCGGAGAGTATAGCCTTTTTCTCTTTCAAGCTTAATTCTTTCATATCCGTAAGGCGGTTTGTTTCCACAGTATTTTCCCTCTTTAACAGATGAGATTCTTCCGGCATTCAGGCGGCGTTTGATGGTTTTGTACTCTCTTCGAGACAGGAAAAGACCAAACTCAAAATATTCTTCATCTGATTCATTGTTTGGATCAAATGTTTTAAGTGGTGTAATGATTTTTGTGTCAGAATACTGAAAAGCTCTTGCCACGATTCCCTGATCTATAGTGTCACCTCTGGCAAGACGTTCGACTTCCACGACAAGAACACCGTCCCACATGCCGGACTCTACCTCACGAAGAAGTTGCTGCATAACAGGACGGCCTGCGATAGTTTCGCCGGATACTATTTCTTTATGGATTGCTCCGAGCTGATAACCGCGTTTTTTGGCAAGGTCCAACAGAATCCGTTCATGTCTGGCAAGAGTTTCACCTTCTCCACGTGCTTCTGCTTCCCTGTCAGCTCTGGACTTCCTTAGATAGATGCATACTGATTCATTCATATTATCAATCTCCTTTTTATGCTTGTGTGATAATCTCGGAGATGATATACTTAATGTGTAGGTAAGATTTTCTCTGAGACTATCTTATTTATCAAAACCGGTTCCCGTTGGTAGCAGGAGCCGGTTTCTTTTTAGTGTTTATTCTATTTCTGTAATGTCAAAAGAATAGCCAAGAACTTCTCCAACATCTGTGCATTTTCCTTTTAATGTAACAGTGTCGCCTTTTGACATAGAAGATATCTTTGATTTCTGGTCGTCACTTTTGATGTAACATTGAACACCAATAATTTCAAAATCTCCATCAGCCATAAGGTCAATATATTTTCCGGAAGCGTCAATATTTGTGAGTTTTCCGGTAATCTCAAGGTATTTACCTTTATATTTGTCGGATGCTCCTATGGCATTGTCGTTAAGAGCGGTCATCATATCATTTACGGATACGGTTGTGTATTCGATTGGTGTAGATTCTTCCTGCTTGGAACTGGAAGATGTAGAAGATCCTGAATCGCTTCCACTGCCCGCCGCATAGCCTATGATACAAAATACAATAAGGATAAGCAAAATCCATTTAAGCTTTCCACCCTTTAATTTCTTCCGGCACTGCGGGCACACTTTAGCGTCTGCCGGAATTTCTGTTTTGCAATATTTGCATTTCTTTGTTTTTTCTGTACTCATACTACAGTCCCTCCTTGCTTTTTAGATATTTTATCACATATTAGAAAGAATTAGAATGATTTAGACGAAAATAATTTAAAAAAGTCCGTATTATTGTATTAATACTGGTGTATTATAAGAGAAACAAATGTTCTGTTATAATCTGGAGGTGAGCATCATATATATTAGAAAAAGCTCTTTTGTAAGATCGGAGGTATAGTATGGATTATAAGAAAGAAATTATTGAAATGTTGGAAAATGTACATAGTGAAAAGATATTAAATCTCATTTATTGGTTCGTAAAAAGAGGATATAAAGAAGAAAGGGCAGGAAGATAATTCCCGCCCTGTTGCTTAGAAAATAAACTTCTCAAAAAAATCACATAGCAAATCTTTTTTATCGGGCGGCAGCTTATCGTATTCAAGAATTATTTTCATGAATCGTTTATCTGTTAGCCCGATTTTCATTGAAACATCTGCATATTCTGCATCAATCTCTTTGTTTTCTTTTAAATCTGTTAAATCCGACATTCCTATTCGGAAATAATCCGCTAAAGCTCTGATTTTTCCTGTCCCAGGCATCGAGTTTCCCTTGCACCACATATTGAGTGTAGAAGCATTTGCTCCGATAGCTTCAGCTATTTCCTTTTGCTGTTTTCCACTTCTTGAAATGTACTTATTGAGATTGTTCGAGAAGATTCTTTTCTGCTCTTCAGTTGTCATGGTTCTTTTCCTCCTTACATTTTGTATTGTACATCATATTTATAAGAAATTCAATAGTTAATTCAATTATTTTGAATTTTAGTGTTGACAATTCAATTTAATTGAATTATAATAAGCTCAGAAGTTAAGAAAGGAGATGAACAAATGCCAAAGATTTCATTAGAAGCTGTTCGAGTGAACGCAGGATATAATCAGAAAGAATGGGCTGAGATATTCGGAATTTCCAATGCAACAGTAGTTAATTGGGAAAAGGGAAAAACAGAGCCTACATTATCACAGCTTAGAAAAATGAGTGAACTTTCTGGTATTCCTATGGATTTTATTTTTGTACCGAACAAATTCAATTAGATTGAATTTAGAAGAAAGGGAGTGTATAGTTGAAGCGTAAAGTATATGTCATGGATTGCGGCGATTTCGTAAAAATTGGCGTGTCTGGAAATGTTGAACAAAGAGCAACACAGATTCCATACAAAGTAAATCGAATCTTTTCAACAGACGAAATGGAAAATGCTTTCAAATTGGAACATGAAATGCACATCCTGTTTGATGAAGATAGAGTTCCAGAAGCACAAGGAAGAGAGTATTTCAATATTTCTTTTGATAGTGCTGTTTCTGAATTAAAGAAAAGAGCAGATGAGCAGAAAGTTATGGAACCACCAATACCTAAGAAACCACTTTCTATCAGTGAAAAGCAGAAAGCCATACTCAAATTGATTCCGCTACTTAAATATGTTGATGATTTTGACCTCGGATATATGCTCGGTGTGGCAGAGGAGAAAAGCAAACAAAAAAGTATGGAAGAATCTGAATATGATTTCCTGCAAGAGGGGTTCTCTGCTTTGTTAGGTCTCAATGAAACTGATCTAATGATGGCTTTAACTTATACAATCGCATTAAGAGATAGAAACGAAACAAGGAGGTGAGGACATGAAACACCACCCAATTATGGAATATGTAATTCCAGCAATTGTAGCAAGCGTGGCAACAGTTTTAATCCGTTTAGTGCTAGGGTGGTAAGAACCGAAACAATAATCGGAATAGCCACATCTTTCAATAATAGTTTTTTGAACTCATGATTTCTTTCAGCAATGTAAGATTTCCCTTGCTCAGAAATTGAAATAGAGATAGCTTTTCCTTTTGCATATCTGACCTGACCGTTTTGATTAAATTTAGGAAAAGATTCTCTATAAATAGAAATCAACTTTTCGGTTTCAAGAAAGTTTGCAATCTTGATTTCATTTTCTGAAAGAGAAGAATATTCAATATTTTTTTTACTTGAAAGTTTTTTCAACAGTTCAAATTGCTCTTTATTGAGATACACAATATCACCTCCCTCTACTGGGAGTATATCACAAGAAAGGAGTGAGTACATGGTTACATTAGAAAGAAATGATATTGAAGACGGAAAAACGTATTGTTGATATCTTCGCAACTCTATCAGAAGAAAATAAAAATATGGCAATCGTTTATCTTTCGGCATTGAGAGATAAGGAAGTTGCGGATTCTTATAAATTCCTCGAACCGAAAATGCCAGAAGTTACTAAATAGCAGAATCATCATAATCTATCTTAGAAAGGAGAGATCTTATGGCAGTGATTAAAACAATAAAAAGGGGGTCTGGTGTAATCAGAATACATGATGATTACTGCAAGGATAACACTCCTGAAGATAATCAGAGAATCGTAGATGAGTGTTCGAGGATAATCTTGAACTACTATCGAAGAAAAGTCACAAATTTGACGTAAGTGCCCCGGAGGGAGCTGAAACCTCCACCCCGGAGCCGTAACCACTAAATCAACCTTAGCGGATTACAGGACAATCATAGCATTTTCTCCTGTATTTCGCAAGAGAGCAGGAGGATTTTTTATGAAGAAAACCGAGGATAAAAGCACGATGAGTAGCAAAAAAGTAACTAGTTTTGAAGATTTTGAGAGCTTCTACGCAGTGGAAGTCGTAAGAGAAGCAAAAAAGCAAACGCAGAAATGGTTCTGCGCATGGGGAATTACCATGGCGGCATTGATTATTTCTAATGCGGCATGGCTGTTCCTTAGATAGGAGGATGCAGGTGAAAAAGTATCTAAATATGAAAAAGCATCTAATTAGAGAAATTCTGATGTCGATAGCAATTGGGATTCTTGCAACATTTCTTCCGGTATGGGAGTGGACGAATGGACTTGACCGGATTCTGGTAGCGGCGGTTATAAGCCTGATTCTGATAGGAAATCTGTGAAAGGAGAAAAAATGAACGAGGAAAAAATCAGAGAACTTTTTGAGCTGTGCGTAAGAGTATCAAACGAGACATCAGCTCGTGTTAGTTTTGAGTATCTAACCAAAGGTGACGAATCAGCAATGTATTTATATGTATTTAACAGCCGGCACGAAATTGTAAAACACTTTTTCTTGACTCAATTTTACAACTTCAAATCTGAGTCTGGAAGTTATGAAAATGCAAAAAAATATCTTGTCGAGCTTCTTATCAATGGGAGGTGTCCGATGAATGAATCTTGAAGAACTTCGACTTCTTCCAAAATGGAATATGGTTCTTGCACTGAACATCCTTCTGGAAGAATTGAACAAGCGTGACGCACCTATTGTTGACTGGGAGAATCCAGATATGTTCATCGACCATCTTGAGTATCATGCCGCTGATTCTATCCAGAACGGCAAGACAGTGCCAGGAATGGGAGACAAATCGGATGCTATCTATTGTTTTTTTAAGCAATTAAAGGAGCCAATCTATGAACGAAAGAATTCAGGAAATTCTGAGACTGATTGATGTGCAGCTTGCGTTTATTCCAGATAATCCGATAGAGGAATCATACAAGGCAAGGACACTGGCAAGTTACATACAGGCTCTAAATGGGCTTTTAACAGCTCAGAAATCATATAAGGAGGAAAATATCAATGAGAAAGACAAATGAAACTATCGTATCGTGTAACAGTCTTACAGTTGATACTGCAGGGCTTCAGGCATTAACGCACGCAGGTATTAAAACTGCAACAGAAATTGGAGTGGCAGCAGGAGCAAAGATTTATGTAGGAAGACGCGTTTTGTGGAATGTAGCAAAAGTTAGAAAGTATTTGGATGAAATAAGCGGAGGAGAAGACAGCGATGAGTGATTTTGAAATCCGTATTCCGGCAAGAAAGAAGCAGCCAGCAACGGACAAAGACAACCCGGTTGTAAAGGTTTCGCCGGAAGCATACAACGCACTGGTTGAAATCTATAACGAATCAACCATATCTATGAAAGAAATCGCAAGTTTACTGATTATTGAAGGCAGTAAACATGTGGTTTATGACAAGGAGGAGTAGCAGTGAATATCTATGAAAAACTGGGGGTTATCCAGTCAAAACTGAAAGCACCTAAAGGGCAGTATAACTCCTTTGGAAAATATAAATACAGAAGTTGTGAGGACATTCTGGAAGCTATCAAGCCGCTTCTGTCGGAAACAAAAACCGTATTGAGCGTTACAGATCAGATGGAAGTTGTGGGAGACAGAATATACGTAAGATCAGAAGCGCATCTAAAGGATTGTGAAGACGCCGGAGAAATTGTTACGGTTGCTTACGCTAGAGAGGAAGAATCTAAAAAGGGTATGGACTCTTCACAGGTTACAGGTGCAGCTTCATCTTATGCGAGAAAGTACGCTTTAAATGGTCTGTTTTGTATTGATGATAATAAAGACAGCGACACTACAAACACTGGTGAAAAAGGGAAAACATCAGGCGAAAAGCAGGAATCAGAAAAAGAGACTGAAATGATTAGCTCGGAAAATATTATGTCAATAAAAAATATCATTGATAAGTACCCAGAGTCAAAACTTATGGATCAAATTAAGGTGCGGTTCAAGGTGGATGATATTAAGTCTCTGACTAAAGAAAAAGGGCAGAAGTGTCTCAAAATGTTAATTGACTATGATAACCATCATACAGAAAAAGGAGCAACAGCATGAATAAAGTAATTCTCGCCGGGCGGTTTACACGTGATCCGGAAATCAAATACACCAACGAAGGAACATCTATTGCAAGGTTTTCTTTGGCGGTAAATAGAAGATTTGCAAAAGAGGGTTCCGACCAAAAAGCAGATTTCTTAAACTGTATTTCTTTTGGAAAAACAGCGGAATTTATCGAAAAATACTTTTCTAAGGGTATGAAAGCAAACTTATCTGGAAGGATCCAGACCGGTTCTTACACAAACAAAGACGGCGCGAAAGTGTACACAACGGATATTGTTGTGGAAGAAATCGAATTTGGGGAAAGTAAAGGATCTAACCAGAATCAGCAGAAACCAGAAACCCCTCACCCAGAAACAGACCCGGACGGATTTATGGATATCCCAGACGGAATTGACGAGGAGATGCCATTCGCATGATACAGATTGATAGCAGGGAACACCAGAAAGTTATTGATGGTATCAAAAAAGCGTTTGATGCAGCAGGGGAAAAATGGTTTGTGTCAAAACTTTATGTAGGGGATTATATGAATTACGACAACCCCAGATTAGTTGTTGATCGGAAGCAAAACCTTGCTGAATTATGCGGAAATGTATGCCAGCAGCATGAAAGATTCCGTGCTGAGATTATCCGGGCGAATGAAGCAGGAATAAAACTCGTATTCTTGTGTGAGCACGGAAAAGGGATTGAAAAGCTGGACGATGTTCTCTGGTGGGAGAACCCCCGAGGAAAGAAAAGGGTCAAGAAAAACGGGGTCTGGATAGAGCAGGAGCAGAATGTCATGCATGGAGATGTTCTGTATAAAATTCTTTGTACAATGCAGCGGAAATACGGTGTTGAATTTCTGTTCTGCGATAAAAAAGACACTGGAAAACGGATAATGGAGATTCTTTCAGATGGACAAAGAGACAATTAAACTTCAGAACAGCATGAGCGATGTTCTGACCAGATATGGAATGACTCCGAATAGAGCGGGATTTATTCAATGCCCCTTTCATAGTGGCGACCGTACTGCATCCATGAAAATCTACAAGGACAGCTATTATTGTTTCGGATGCGGTGCGACAGGCGACATATTTACATTTGTTCAGAACATGGATAATTGCGATTTTAAGACTGCTTTTACCATACTTGGGGGGACTTACCAGAAGCCTAGTTTTTCGTCCAGAATGGCGATATATCATCACCAGAAGCAGTTGGAAATGCGGCAGAAAGAAGAACAAAAGAAAAAAGCCGAGTTGCAGAAGTGTTTGTCTGATATTGACTTTTACCGGGCTATTCTTGGTAGGGTAAGACCGTTGTCTGACGGATGGTGCGAAGCATGGAACAAGCTTCAAAAAGTGCTATACCTACACGGTGAATTGAACAATATTCCGTATTAGAAAAGAGGTGATATAGATGGTTCCTTTGAACCAGTTAGATGCGAAAGCTATCATGTCTCGGGATGTATTGGACGAGGTGTTCAACCAAGAAGATGAGATATATAAAGCTGAACTGTTGGCAAGCCTTGCGCTTCGAGCGTCAGAACTGAGATGCAAAACGGAGTTTACGAGCGTAGTAAACGCATACAAAAAAGTTCAGAAAGACATAAAAAGGCAGGAACAAGAAGATCTTCGCAGACAATCAAAAGAAGCAAGCCTTGTAGAACATTACACAAACTTCAAGGATAGCCCTTATGATAATATGGCCTGTGGAAACTGGATTGCGGCAGATGATGGAATCTGCACGTGGAATGCCACCACCGGTATCACGGATATTAGAGCCTGCTATCATCCTATATTGCCAGTTGAACGGCTAAAGAATATTCAGACAGGCGAAGAGCAGATCAAGATTGCTTTTAAACGGAATAATAGCTGGCATGAAATTATTGTGCCAAAAGACGTGGTAGCAACGGCTTCAAAAATTACAGCATTGTCCAAAAAAAGCATAGCGGTAAATTCAGAGAATGCAAAATATCTTGTAAGATATCTGTCTGATGTGGAAAATCTGAACGAGGATTATATAAAAGTGCAATATTCATCTGGAAAACTCGGATGGATTGAAGATGGATTTCTTCCGTATAACAAGGAAATTATATTTGACGGGGATGCAAAGTTCAAACAACTTTTCGAAGCAATTCAGTCGAAAGGAGATAGAGAAACTTGGTATGATTGCGTAAAAGAGATCAGACGGGAAGATAAATTTGAAATTAAATTTATGCTGGCGGCGTCTTTTGCCAGTATTCTAATCAAGCCTTTAGACGCGCTTCCTTTTGTTGCTGATCTATGGGGGCTTACTGGAAACGGAAAATCTGTTACGCATATGTTGGCTGCTTCAGTTTGGGCAGACCCTTCAGAAAATAAGTATATAGGTAATTTTAAAAGCTCTGATGTAGGCCTGGAAGTGAAAGCTGATGTGCTTAATAGTCTCCCCCTCATCCTTGATGATACAAGCCAGAAAGACAAAAAGATTGAAGAGAATTTTGAACGAATTGTATATGACCTTTGCTCCGGTCAAGGTAAAACGCGTTCCAATAAAGAACTCGGATTGACAAGAGAAAGCGTGTGGAAGCTATGTATTCTTACAAACGGTGAATATCCATTGCAGTCTTATGTTAATCAGGGTGGAGCGGTAAACCGTATTCTCGAAGTGGAATGTACGCATGATAAGCTTTTTGATAATCCACAAAATACTATTGAGGTCCTTAAAAAGAACTTCGGCTTTGCTGGAAAAGATTTCGTGGCAGCAGTTGAAGAAATGGGTGCTGATAAAATCAAGGACATTCAGCAGGAGATTTTGAAGAAAATTGCATCAGAAGACAAGACAGACAAACAGTTGCTTTCTCTTTCAATCGTCCTGACCGCAGATAGAATCGCCACAGATATGCTTTTCAAAGATATGCAGTACATTAACATACAGGATGCAAAAAACACGCTTGCTGATGTATCAGACGTTTCTCCGAATGAACGCTGCTACGAATATCTGACAGATATGATATCAATGAATGAACAGCGTTTTGATGCTGATACACCATGTGAAAAGTGGGGAGATCCTATCGAAAAAGATGGAAAATCTAATCGGTTAGTATATTTCTACCCTACTGCGCTTAATAGCATCTGTAAAAATGGCGGATATTCCAAAAAAGCATTTCTTTCATGGGGCATGAAAATGGGGCTCGTCATTTCCAATAATAAATACGGAAACATCTTAAAAAGAGAATCAGAGAGCAGGAATCCTAAAAAGTTTTGCTGTTTAAAAATAGTAAATGATCTTGATGGATACCTGGAAGAGCAAAAAAAAGCGAGTTTACTTCAAATATCTGATCCGATATTCGATTAGTTTGTAACCGAGTAACCCCGTAACTTTTCAGAACGTATATATATATACAGAAAAATAAAAATATGATAATGAAATTATTTTTTTCTCCTATATAGGGAATGTGTGAGTTACACGGTTACACGGTTGCAAATGCCGCAAACATGCATAAACACTGGATTTTTTTGTAACCTAAATGAAACCGTATTTTTAAAACAGGTTACATATAAAGGAGATGAATGATGAAAGTAGAAGCTAAAGACATTCCAATCATGCAGAAGTTTATGACAGAATTCTGGAAAACGATAAAGGATTTTTACGGTGTAGAAAACACAGATAAATATGGTTCTGAGCTATATGATAGATATATTGATTTGTGCAATAGATATCCAGAAGGTCTTGAAAGAGATTTATTGGATACTTTTTACAAATGGGTTGATAGGACGGTAAGAAAAGAAGCAGAGGAGCGTGAGAGGGATGCCGTATAACACAGCAAGAAAGTACTATGAGGGTATCCAGACAAGGAAAGACGTGTACCTGTATATCCTCAGATATCTGAAAGAACATGATTATCCGCCAAGTATTCCGGAGATAGCAGCAGGGTTGAGCATATCTAATCACACTGTCCAGAATCATTTCAGAGAGCTAATGGAAAATGGATTGATTGAGACAGACCATCCTGGAACAGCACGAGCCTACCGGGTAGCGGGATATAAATTCAGAAAGGTCAAAGAGAAAACATGAGTAGCAAGTTAAAAGTAAAGAAGAAAGCCAGATACCCTGTACAGACATCTAATCAAGCGGCACAGGCATTCGGACGGGCTATGCAGAACTGTCAGAGTCAGGTTAAGGAAATGGAGAAGAAAGCCTACGAGGACGGTTTTACTGTAGGAGAGGATTGGAGCAACACGATCAATACCGTTACTACCATGATGGCTCTAAGACGCTTATATGGCTTTTCCACGAAGCGTTTGCTCAAAGTCGTACAAACTGCCAATGAATACGTTCAAATGGCAAATGAGGGCAAAATGAGCGTTCTGAGCATGATGCAGGACATTGAAGAGAATACAGATATCAGATTTGACGAGATGAATAAAAATCTGGTTAAGAAGATGGGAGTTTAGGAATCATGTGCCACTGCACGATAGCGTGTCAGTTGCTTACATGGGGAAAGTGAGGAAGCAATGACAGAACAGGAAAAGAAAGAACTTCTGGACGAGCTTGAAAAACGCATGGACGAGAAATACAAAGGTTGTCTTACCAGAGAAGATGTTGCAACCACGTTGAGAGCGCCGAGAGAAAAGTGGTTTAGAGATGAGAATGGAAACGGAAGATATTCTCTGATGGCAGATGCTTTTGATTCTACTATCATCTCATGGCAGGTCTGGGAAACAATTCGAAAGTTGACTTACGTTATCTGTGGTAAGCAGTATGTTAGACAGCTTGCAAATATAGAGAATGCGGATGAGATCGCAGAGAAACTTTGCCAGTTCGTTTATGATTTGAAGATGGAATTTAAGGACAGGGAGGACAAGAAGTGAGCTACTGTGACGGAACCTGTGAACATCTAAATACAAGAAAACACAAATGCGAACTGGCAGGAGAAAAACTTACATACATGAAATGCAGTTGTGGAATCGAGTATTCAGTGCATGAACATAGAGGATTCTGTAAGAAAGATAAGGAGGACACAAAATGTTAATCAGAAGTCAGAATAGAGAAGTTTTAATCAATTCGAACAATTCTTTTGTAATTGAAGTTGTAGGTATCGAGGGAGATTTTAAAGTTGTATGCTCGGATCAGTGCAATGATTATTCTGTTGGTTGTTATTCCACAAAAGAAAAAGCTCTCAAGGTACTGGATATGATTCAGGAAGCCTATGCAGATGCGGAATTAATTCCGATGATAGTGCCGAATATTGGAAAGATGTTTGCAGAAGCATCAGTATCAAAAGAAAATGAATTGCTGGCAGAATCCATTGGTGAAGTACTTATGAAGAAAATGATATTCCAGATGCCAGAGGATGGAGATGTATAAGGAGGGCTAAAATCATGAAAATGTCACTTTTTAAGAAAAACAGTGAAATTTACACCAGATTTAAGGTGAAAATCACTGAGTTTAATTTCTGGGTTGCCATTCTTGAAATTAAATACTGTGTAAACACGAACGAGCCAGTAAGACAGAACAGCAGGTTCATTTATTTCGAAAAGGAGGGCGATTGGATTAATGGGATATTGTAAAATCGAATGCCCAGATGGTCAAACAGAGTGCTGCATCTGCTGTGAGAAGCAAGGCGGTTGTGACAACCGGTGCGATATGATGGACGGTTACGAGTACGCAGAGGAATGCGTGGAATATGTTGTGGAGGATGAATATGAAGTATAGAAAGAAACCAGCAGTGATTGAAGCAGTTCAGTGGACAGGAAAGAATCACAGAGATATGTTCGATTTCTTGACTGATTATAAATGTACGGATCAGTACATGTCTCCCGAAGGAAAGAATTTCTATATTGATCATTGGAAAGTGCCGGGCGGTCTTGTAATCAAAACACTTGAGGGAGAACATCTTGCAAACATCGGAGATTATATCATTCGCGGTGTTCATGGTGAATTTTATCCATGCAAACCCGACATTTTCAAAGAAACTTATGAAGAGGCAGCAGAATGATTAATTTTTTATTAGGACTTACA